ATGTATAATTTAGAAGAACTTTACTGCTGCGTCGATGACTTTTGCCAAAAATTTATCCCTCTCTGGCATCAACAACTCATTGAAAATGGATTACGTAAACGGCACCGTGAGGCATCCCTTTCTCTCAGTGAAGTCATGATGATCCTCATTTTATTTCATATGAGTCATTATCGTGATTTTAAAACATTTTATATTGAACATGTAAAACAATATTTTACAGCCGATTTTCCCGGATTAGTCAGCTATACTCGTATCCTCACCCTGAAGAAAAGGGCGCTTATTCCTTTATGCGCTTTTCTTTCATCACGTAAGGCGCAAACTCAAGGGATTGCTTTTATTGATTCTACCAAAATTGCTGTTTGTCACAATCTTCGTATTCCCCGTCATCGCGTATTTGAAGGGATGGCACAACGAGGTAAAACGAGTACAGGCTGGTTTTATGGCTTTAAACTTCATTTGGTTATCAATGATTGCGGTGAATTGTTAGCCGTGAAACTCACCGCAGGAAACCAGGATGATCGTCAGCCAGTCAGAGCGCTGACAAAAGGACTAACAGGATGTTTGTATGGTGATAAGGGGTATTTATCCCAGGCTTTATGCGATGAGTTAGAAGCGGAAGGTGTCACGTTAATCACCAATGTCCGGAATAACATGAAAACCAAAGCATTATCTCTCTGGGATAGGTTGATGTTAAGACGGAGATTTTTGATAGAAACGGTCGTCGACCAGCTCAAAAATATTTCTCAGATAGAGCATTCAAGGCATCGCAGTCAGCTCGGTTTTTTGTTGGAAGTTGCTGCCGGTCTTATTGCTTATACATTCCAACCTAAAAAACCGAGCTTGAATCTACGGGATAATGAAATCGCTATCTTTAAACGAAGCTGAGGTTAGGTATGATCAGAGATGAAAAAACATTTTTGCATCCCGCGTTAGCAGAAGATCATCCATTGAGAGAACATGTCTTATACCGGCTTCAGCGTTCATGTTAAAGATATACGCCATCAAGGTTATCCCGATGGAGAGATAACCTTGATGGAAACCGGTTTGTATTCCTTTAGGCTTTCAAACTATTGTTGTGTTGATTGTGCCGCAATGTGAAAGCTATGGCATAGGCCGGCTCATTATTGCCTGGAGATGACCAGAGCAACACGACCGATGAATTGGATGTCGCTGATGGCACAATCAAAAGTGACATCATTATCGCTGACTCGAATCTTACTGATTGGGATTTTGGCAATCTTTTTGACACTGTGCATACCCTCAATATCCACCAGCCATAAGCCATCTTGAATATTATCTTCCTGAGTATCCAGCAAATACCATGCAGTACCATCATCAACAACCAGCGGGTTTCTGAGTTCCTTGGAAATCAATTCGCTGTCCAGAATGACAGGGGTTGCTTCATTCAGTTTACCTCCTGACAGTTTTACACGAGAAACTGACGGAGCAATGATATCTTCCAGCCGTTCTGTTTTGCCACTTTCCCCATCTGGAAACATTTCTCCCTGGCCTGTGCTCAACCACAGCAGTGAAGCACCAGTTTCGAGATTACACTGGATGATCCAATCCGCTGGAAAACTATCACGAAGATAGCGGTTTGCCATCGTGCTTTTGGAAACGCCCAAATGGTCACTCAGGGCCTGACGTGATTTAAATCCATACGCGCGGACAAGACGTTCAATAGCGGGTCTTCCCCCACTATCGGACCCCATTTTGATCTCAATATTGGTATTTTTCATTGACGGTGTAGATAATAGGTATTAGTATCCCAACAATGTTCTCGTATTGAGATCTTTATTGGGCCGGACTGGTTAAGCCGATAACCATTGAGAGATATTGCATCATGGACGTCCAGATTTCAATCTTTATACATACCCAACATTGAAGTGATTTAAGAATGGCATAAGGATAGTTGAGAATAGTTGCAGATAGGTTAAAGAAACGTTGAGGGAAGACATGGCGAATATTGAGAAAGAAAAATTTGCCCAGATTAACCTCGGCCAGCGGCTGGAAGGATTGAATCATTTATCGAGGATTAGGGCGATATACTGGCGGGATGATGAAAAAGAGTTAAATCGTTTTTTTGCTGATATGCGTGACAAAAGGGACAGTCATTGCGAAGAAAACAAGAGGGTATTATCCGCTATTTTCTATTTAGCGAATATTCCACGTTCCCGTCACGATAGTGAATTTAACCATTTTACCCAAGAAGAAAAGCAGGCTCTGATTAAGGCGATGAATCATATTAAGGTTGTTGTCAGTCAGTTTCCGAAGTACTTAGTGCTGTCTCCTGACCCGATCTAATTAATCACAACTTTCTAAATACATTATTGAGTAGAACAAATGGCATAAGTATGCCAGGCACTCGCACATCCTTAATATGGTGAGATTGATGAACAGTGACTCCACTACTGGTAAACATAATGATAATTATTTAATTTCGAAGCGTGAGCAAGTTGTGATGTCACAGCAGAACATACCGCAGGGCGTTTCAATGGCAGAACGCTTATTGTGGGAAGTTAATGCAGAAGATCATCAATGGCGTCACCAATATATCGGTCAAATGCCAGATTTTCTGGCGAAATATTTCAGCCGTCGTTACGTTGATATCTTTAATCGTTCTGGTCGCCGTGATGCTAACTCCTTTCTGAGGAAGACTGTTGGACAAAATGTTCTGCCCCGGTTGCAGTTGGCGAAGAAAAGATACCAATTCAATCACTGTATTTCCGGTATAGCCCCTTTCCCTTTTATTGAGTCACTGGATAATGTGGCGACATATACTCGCAAGCAACTCTTAAAGCTTGCACATGAAATTTCTGTTTTTATTTCCAGCAATTATGAACACTATTCTTCTCCGGAATGTTCTCAAAAACACTCATCAGCTTCAGCTGACAGTGAAAATGCACAATTTTCCCGAGTGGTGAGGTTGTATCAATTGCTGGCAAAGCTGACTTTGCAATGTGGTACGAATCCTCCTTATTGGCAGCATTTTAATCATGGTCGAAAACCCCCTTCCGTTGATCAACTTTGTTCGGGGATGTTGCGAATGATGTCTGCCCGCTGGTGGTATTTCCGTTTGAAGCGTCTGCGTGATATCCAGTCAGAGCATATGGCAATTGCGGTCGGACAAGTGCAACAAGCGGCTTCTCCGTATATTTCACGTCAGGCACTTCGGGAATGGCTGGAACAAAAACGACGTAATCGTGAATTTTTCAAACACTTTGATTTGGAAAATGAAGAAGGGGAGCGCATCTCATTGGCGGATACAGTTGTTCATAGCAACGCAAATCCGGCAATCCGGCGTTGTGAACTGATGGTCAGAATGCGTGGTTTCGAAGAAGTAGCCAATAAAATGGACTGTGTCGGGGAATTTTATACCATCACTGCGCCTGCAAAATATCATGCTGTACAGCATCAAGGTGGATTCGTTAAATATTGGGATGGTGCAACTCCGCGCGATACTCAACATTATTTAAGCGGGATTTGGGCAAAAGCCCGGGCTGCGATTGCCCGTGCAGGAATTAATCTATTTGGTTTTCGCGTGGTGGAACCCCATCACGATGGTACCCCTCATTGGCATATGGTGTTGTTCATGATGCCCGAGCATTTATTGCAGGTGAGGAAAATTCTTGAACATTATGCTTGTCAGGAAGAGCAAGCGGAATTGCAGCGAAATGAAGCTAAAAAGGCACGCTTTGATTATCGGGAACTCGATCCTGACAAGGGGAGTGCAACAGGCTATATCGCGAAGTACATTTCCAAGAACATTGATGGCTATGCGCTGGATGATGAAATTGATCATGAAACGGGTGAATGCTTACGTGATATGGCGAAATCGGTCACCGCTTGGGCGAGTCGTTGGCGTATTCGCCAATTTCAACAAATTGGTGGTGCCCCGGTTTCGGTTTGGCGCGAACTACGCCGTTTGAGGGAGATAAGTTTATCTGATGATAAAATCAATGCGGTTTTGCAGGCGGCAGATGAAGGTAATTGGGCTGCTTATACTCAAGCGCAGGGTGGGCCGTGGGTAGCACGTTGTGATCTGGTCATTCGCTTATCTTATAAACATATTCCGTTTGGCAGTCCTTACGGTGAAGATATTCATTCTGTACAAGGCGTAACATCGCCGTTTTTATCCCGGGATGAATTTATCTGCACACGAATTCACCAATGGTCAATTGTACCGAAATCTGATTATTTTGTGTCCGAACAAGTTGTTGATAAAGGTAGCATAAAATTCTCCTCTTGGAGTTCTGTCAATAACTGTACGGATGAACAGGTTTATCATTATGGGGAGAGAATATCTGGCATAACAAAAAACATACGGTGTCATTAGTAAATATTTCTATAAAAGTAATAAATGATAGTTATTAACTATCAAATTTTATCCTTATAAAAGGAAAAAACTACTTTAACTTTTTTATCATTAGGTGTACTGTATATATATACAGTTTTTATATGGAGGCGGATATATCAGTGGAATCTCTTATGGAATCATTGGTAGCGCAACGTATTAATTTTATTGCCAGAATGGCAACAAGTTGCGAATGCAATCATGCAGAAGACAAAGAACTGGCTTTGGTTTGGATAGCAGAATTATCTGCACCTTATGAGAAAAGACTCAGTAGTTACCAAAATTCATTAAAAAATAATATCTTAGATAGCAACATATTGGGAAATTCGGATTCAATAGAAGAATAGATTTAGCGGGAGAAAAGGATGCGTGTAGAAATACTTTTCGATAAAAGAGCTAATGTTTCTGAAGTAACCATGTCTTCACTTGAAAGTGAATTAAAAAAAAGAATACTACCGCAATATCCTGATACGCATTTTAGAATTGCAATCAGTAGCAATACCTCCGTAAGAGTGACAGGCACCAAAAATAGTAATGAGCATGACCACATGATGGAGCTTATTCAAAACGTCTGGGAGGATGACAGTTGGCTGTCAGATTAAACTCGGCAGAATAGGGATATTCTCCAGCAGGATGGCAAGATATTATAATAAGATAAAACAGCACAAAGGCAGGAAATTGTTTCCTGCCTTTGTGCTTATGTTCATTTGTTTATTTTGTACTATTAGCCTAACAACTTCCTTTCATTGAGACATATTCTTGATTATTCGATCATAACTCTTCGATTTATAAGCCATACCTAATAGATTTCAAGATGCAGCCAACAAAGCGGCAACCTGAAAGACGACGAGTATATTTTTGGTAAAGAAAAAGGAGAGTATATGCAAATTATCGCACAACAAAATGAAACGGTTGATGCCATATGCTGGCGTCATTACGGGCGGACGCTGGGAATGACAGAACGTGTATTGCAGGCCAACCCCGGATTGGCTGATTTTGGCGCGGTATTGCCTCATGGAACAAAAATTGAAATGCCGGAGTTTATGCCCACTGCCAGCAAGCCCATGATCCAACTCTGGGATTAAGGAGCAGGCATGGATAAATACAGCCACGCTACATATACCTGTGCCAGTACTACTGCCATTTTTTCCGGTCTTTCTTTATATGAGTGGAGTTTTATTCTTGGGGCATTCGCCAGTATTACTCTTGGTATTCTGACCTATCGGCTCAATCGTCGGGAACAAATGAAACGAACCCTGATCTTGAAAAATATCCTGGAAAATCTGGAGATAGAACCTACATCGAAACCGGCCAAGATAGTCAGCGAGCTGATCCATCAATCGCCAAAAGATTTGTAGTATGCAGATGAACTGGCTGATTGGAATTGAAATGATGAAAAAAATGCCTTTAGTTGCCAGCTTGGTGATTGGTGGCACTTTTGGTTGGTTGGGGCATCGTTCTTTGTTTCTCAGTGAATTGACAGGATTGAAACAGCAACAGGCTGAACAACTCGTTGCTATTAATCAGAAAGCATATTCAGAAACATTGGCTGCCATCCGACAAATGAAAGATGCACAAAATCGGGCGGCGAAATTGGATGAATACTATTCAGAGAAATTGGCTCATGCCACCGAAGAAAATGCGGCTTTGCGTACTGACATTGCTGCTAGCCATCGGCGGGTGCAAATCGCCGCCGCCAATCTTGCTACCTGTCAGCTCACCCAAGACCGAAATACCCGCACCCGCAGCGTGGGCGATGGAGCCCAAATCGAACTCACTGCAGAAGCTGGACGCGCTATTTACGATATCCGAACCGGAATTATCCGCGATCAAACCAAATTAGATTACCTGCAACGGTATGTACGTGATGTTGTCCGGCAGTGTAAACCGGAATAATCGTATCCTGCCTCGAAAAGCCTTTTTTCATAATGAAAGAAGGCTTTTTATTTAATTGATTAAAAAGGATTTTATTGCCTTTTTTGTATGTTGTTTCCTACAAATCCGGTTTAATGTCCGGCCTGCTTTTTCATGGCATTCTTACGTCATGAACACACAACTCACTGAACTGATGCGCTTATTGCGCAACCTGATCCGAACAGGCGTCATTACCCAAGTGGACACTACAAGGGGAATGTGCCGGGTCGCGACAGGCAACCTTGAAACCGATTGGCTGCACTGGTTGACATCCAGAGCGGGAAACTCCCGCACATGGTGGGCGCCCAGTGTTGGTGAGCAGGTTTTATTACTGTCCATAGGCGGTGAACTGACCACCGCCTTTGTATTGCCAGCAATTTTTTCAGATGAGTTTCCGGCACCATCAACATCTCCTGAAGCAACACATATTAAGTTTCCGGATGGTGCAGTGATGGAATATGAACCGCAATCAGGCGCATTGACTGTGACTGGCATCAAAACCGCGACAGTGACTGCATCGGATTCCGTTCATATAACTGCGCCGGAAATTACCTGTGTTGCCAGTACCAGGATCACGCTGGATACACCGGAAGTCATCTGTACGCAGCTAATGAGCACGGGGAATCTGATCGTGCGCAAAGGCGGCAAAATGACGGGCAATATTGAACACACCGGCGGCACATTCAGTTCCAACGGAGTGGTCGTGGATTCCCATAAACACACCGGTATCCGGTCAGGCGGTGACACATCAGGAGGCCCCGTATGATGTACCTGGGTATGAACCGACAAACAGGCAGGGAGCTGACCGATCTGGATCATGTCCGGCAATCTGTCAGTGATATTTTACTGACCCCTGTGGGTAGCCGTATTGCACGACGTACTTACGGCTCTTTGCTGCCTGAACTGATTGACTGGCCGCAGAATCCGGCGCTCAGGCTTCAGGTCATGGCAGCTAGTTATACCGCAATTAGCCGTTGGGAACCACGTGTGACGCTGACGTCAATCACGATGGAAACCCTACAGGATGGCAGAATGGTGGTGGATATCACAGGTACTTACCATCAATCTGCCAGAGAATTTTCACTTTCTATTCCGGTGAACCATTCCCGGTGAGGCTATTCCTGAGAGGTAAGGTATGCCAACAATCGATTTAAGCCAGTTGCCACCACCGGATGTGGTTGAGCCACTGGATTACGAACAACTGTTAGAAGAGCGTAAAAGAGGGCTGATATCGCTTTATCCCGAAGAACAGCGGGATGCGATTGCACGAACCTTACAACTTGAATCCGAACCTTTGGTCAAGTTACTGGAAGAGAACGTGTACCGCGAACTGCTCCTGCGCCAGCGAGTCAATGAAGCCGCACGCGCGGTAATGGTGGCTTATTCAACCGGCAGCGATCTGGATCAATTGGGTGCGAACAACAACGTATCCCGTATGGTTTTGCATCCTGCGGATAACTCCACCATACCGCCGACACCAGCTGCTATGGAGTCCGATAACGATTACCGTGTGCGGATTCCCCAGGCCTTTGAAGGCTTAAGCGTTGCAGGTCCTGTCGGTGCTTATGAATACCATGCGCGTAGTGCAGATGGCCGTGTCGCAGATGCTTCGGCTATCAGCCCGTCACCAGCCAACGTCACGGTAACAATCATGTCCCGTGAAGACAAAGGCGTGGCATCCAAAGAACTGTTGGAAATCGTCGAAAAAGCCCTGAATGATGAAAACGTACGTCCGGTGGCAGATCGCTTGAGAGTCCAGTCAGCGAACATTGTGGAATATGAAATTGATGCGGTGTTGTACATCTTCCCGACACCGGAATCAGAACCTATCCGTAAGGCGGCTGAGCAGAAACTGAAACACTATGTCGAAGCACAGCATCGTTTGGGGCGTGACATTCGTTTGTCAGCGATTTATGCCGCATTGCATGTGGAAGGTGTCCAGCGTGTAGAACTGAAAGCCCCGCTGAAAGATGTTGTGCTGGATAAAACCCAGGCTTCTTACTGCACCAAGACCACATTGACGATGGGAGGTTCTGATGAGTGATCGCCTTCTGCCGATGGGCTCAACCCAGTTAGAACTTGCAGCGGCTAAAGCTTGTGCTGAGTTGCAGAAGATCAAAGTGCCATTGCGGGAACTGTGGAACCCAGACACCTGTCCGGCATCGTTACTGCCTTATCTGGCATGGGCGTGGTCAGTGGATCGCTGGGACGAAAACTGGCCGGAGAGCACCAAAAGGGAAGTGATCAAAGGCTCGTTGTTCCTGCACAAACACAAAGGAACGATTGGTGCGATTCGGCGGGTGGTTGAACCGTTGGGTTATCTCATCCGTGTGCGGGAATGGTGGCAGACTAACGATGCTCCGGGCACCTTCCGACTGGATATTGGAGTATTGGAAAGCGGCATCACTCAGGAAACATTTAATGAACTGGAAAACCTGATTTTTGATGCCAAGCCTGTGAGCCGACATCTGATTGGGTTGGATATCAACTTAGATACACGCGGTAAATATCACTACTCGGCAGCGACTTACAGTGGTGACGAACTGACAGTTTACCCCTATTTCCCGGAACAAATCACGGTATCCGGCTCAGAAATCGTGGGCGCGGGCATACACATTATTGATGACATGAGGATTAGACCATGAGTACCAAATTCTTTGCGCTGCTGACGCAGTTAGGCGCAGATAAATTGGCAAATGCCGCAGCACTGGGTACTAGAATTGAAATTACCCATATGGCCGTTGGTGATGGTGGTGGCAAATTGCCGACACCAGACACCAAACAAACCAAACTGATTAATGAAAAACGTCGTGCAGCGATTAACACGCTGAGCATCGATCCTAAAAACACCAACCAGGTCATCGCCGAGCAGGTTATCCCTGAAAACGAAGGCGGCTGGTGGATCCGTGAGATCGGCCTGTTCGACAAAGACGGCATTCTGATCGCGGTAGGTAACTGCGCAGAAACCTACAAACCCCAATTGCAGGAAGGTTCCGGCCGTACCCAGACCATCCGCATGATCCTGATTGTCAGCAGCGCTGATGCGGTGACTTTGAAAGTTGATCCGTCTGTGATCCTGGCAACACGCGAATATGTTGATGATTCCATTAAGAAACATGCGAACAGCCGTAATCATCCTGACGCGACACTGAAAGAAAAGGGATTTGTGATCCTGAGCAGTGCAATGGACAGCAATAGCGAAACTCATGCAGCAACACCGAAAGCGGTGAAAGCAGCTTATGATTTTGCTAATGCCGCGAATAATAATGCGAATGGCCGTCTGGAAAAAAACAAGAATGGGGCGGATGTAGCTGATAAAGATGCATTCAATCATAATATTGGTTCAGGTAGGGCATTCAGCGGAGAAGTTACAATCGGTGGTGGTGGCACTTGGACAACTGAAGAATTCATCGCATGGCTAAAAAGTAAGGGCGCTTTCAATCATCCTTATTGGATGTGTAAAGGTACATGGGCATATGCCAGCAATAGAAGGATCACAAATACTGGTTGTGGCTCAATCCATTTAGCAGGCGCTGTCGTGGAAGTCATGGGTATTGAAAGTGTAATGACTATCCGCGTTACGACTGCTCCTACATCAGTAGATGGCTGCATTCCGAATGCACAGTTTACTTATGGAAATCATGGTAAAGATTATCTCCCAAGTTGGAGGAGGGATTATAACACCATTAATAAACCTACTTCTGATGAAGTCGGTGCGTATTCAAAAAGTGAAACAGATATACGAGTTAATGAAGCTAAAGATTTGGCAAATACTCGTCTAGAAAAAAGCAAAAATGGTGCTGACATTCCAAACAAAGATGAGTTTGTGAAAAACCTCGGTTTGGTGGAAACCCAGGATCAAGCCCGGAATGCGGTGCCAAATAGCCGCAAAATTAATGGAAAATCACTAGCGAATGATGTCACATTAAATGCAGGAGATGTGGGGGCGTATGACAGGGAAGAAGTCAATCAGAAGTTTCAGCCGCTGGGGAACTATACCCCTGCGGGCTACAGCTATGGTAAGGAAGAGGCGGATACCCGTTTTCAGCCGAAAGGCAATTATCAGAGCGCGGGAAATTATGCCCTGAAGGGAGAGAGTTACGTCAAATCAGAATCGGATGCTAAATATCAACCCAAAGGGAGCTATCAAGTTGCTGGTGATTATGCGACAAATGCAACTGTGAATGGAAAATTGGATAAATCTGCCGTTGTACAAAGTACAGGGCAAAATGCCTCTCTTGTCATGAGTCAAAAAGCAATAACAGACGCATTAGCTAAGGCAGTCTCTATTGACCTTTTGTACCCTGTCGGGATTATCTTGTGGTTTGCACAAAATAAAAATCCAAACTCCTTATTTCCGGGGACGTCATGGAAATATATTGGCGAAAATAGAACTATTCGATTAGCTGCGGCTAATGGTTCGAATTTACTATCAATCGGGGGAAGTGATACGAAATGGCTATCGGTTAATCAATTGCCAAAGCATAGCCATGCTTTTAGTGCGAAAACTACTAATGCTGGATCACATAGTCATAATAAAGGAAATATGAATATTACTGGATATTTACCAAGCGTTATTAATCATGGGGACGACGTTTTTGGAGGTGCTTTTGTCAGAAATGGCGAGAATAAACCGGGAGTAGAATACACTGACAGATGGATCGGAAGTACCACGTTTGATGCGTCTCGTTCTTGGACGGGAAATACCTCATCTAGTGGTGATCACTCTCATAATGTTAGCGGTACGACATCAGAAACCGGCAGCAGCAGCGGGGTTGATGTCACTAACTCCTATATTATGTTAATGGGATGGTATCGGACGACATAAGGTATACTCTTGGCTTTCGTTAAGGCCTGATTTTTTTTAACCATGTTCTAATGAAGATTCGCCATAGAAATAATTTTATCTCAGAAAAAAGGGGTCTCTTTCTGTTTTTCTGATCTAATTTTGTTAGTTTGTAAGTTCTATCATTACCAATTGATGAATTTAGATACATATCAGTTAACTCTATGACAGGAGAGATAACCCTTTTTAACTTAACGATTTCATACTCTCTAAATAGTTTCCATTCATCAGCTGCGAATTTGACAGGAGTAAGAAAATGATACAATTTTCTTGCTGCTGCTTGATTGATGACATAACCATGAGCAAGTGCAGCATCTATACGCAATTAACCCCATGAAAAAACAAACAATTACAAGTTCTATCCGTTAGTTATTAGGACATATCATCCCTTATCATTTTGTTAACTATATTTTATGAATCATCTGAACGTGTCGGTAAAAACTACCACAATCGCAACTTTCCATTTGTTATAAAAGATCACATACTCTTTTGTTTAAAATATTATCACATGTATAATCGCATGTTTTTATACCGCCATTAAATGGTATACTCTATGAACTTAATGAAAAAAACATCATACAAATACATTTTGACCATTCTTTCAATATTTAGTTTATCTTACGCATTGAATCTCTTTATTTTTCAAAAAGACTCAAGCATTCCTCACTTATCAACGTTTGCTCTACTCTTATCAATCCTATTGTTAATAAAGGAAAAAAATAGAATTCTGATTAGTATTGGCAGCTTGCTACTTTTTTTTCTGGTTCTTCAAATAAATTACTCCCTCATTTTTGGTGAAAGAGTATCAGTATCAGTTCTAGATTCATTTATTGAGACAAATAAAGAAGAATCGTTATCTATGGCTGGGCATTTATTTTTCATAATGTTATTGCCATCTTTGGTAGTTACAACAGCTTTATTTTATTTAATAATAAAAAAAACAAAAAATATTCAATACCACATGGTATTTAAAATATTACCTGTATTTATTTTCCTTTCTACACTTTATCTTAGTGCATCCGCCGTAGACAAACAATTATTATCAGACATCCGTGAGGAAGACAAAACAATAGGTCGATTTATAAGAGATAGATATCCTGCTGTTATTGGTGACTTTGCTTATTTATATATTTCAAGTCATTCAAATAATAAGTATGCAAATATCAGTGAAATAAGTGAATTTAACAATTCAGTAACAGGAAGGGAAAAATCCGAAATTAATTCTGTTATTTTGATAATGGGTGAGTCATCATTATCAACACATTATAGTGCATATGGATACGGACTAAACACAACACCAAACATGAGCCGTATATTTTCTTCTAATGGGGGATGTATAATAAATAATGCACATTCCAGTGCACCAATAACAAGAAACTCTATTTCTATGTCCCTTGCTTTTCATACCCCTGAAAGTGAAGACAATTTATTTAAGAATAAATCAATAATAGAAATGGCTAAATCGAATGGCTATAAAACGTATTGGCTGGGTGCTCAAAACCTAAATGGACTCCATTCATCTAAATATGGCTTTATCGCGAAAAAATCTGATGTAATAAAACTCACAAACTTTAAAGACGACAACCTTAGCGCTCTGCTAGATACAGCCCTCTTAGATAAAGAAGAAAATAAATTCATTGTAATTCACTTGCATGGCAGCCATATGCCGTATAAAAATTACAATGATACTGATAAGATAGCGCTACCTAATGCTGATAATTATGACTTAACTATCCATCATACAGATAGAGTTATAAAAGACATATATGATGTGATTGATAAAAAAAGTATTAATTACTCGCTGATATACACTTCTGACCATGGAGAAATTGTCAATAAGGGTCATGGATATCAAAAAGGTAGAGAGCAATATTTTGTGCCATTTATGTACAAATCAAATAACCATCATTTTGACTGTCAATTCATAGAATCATTTAGAAATAAAGATGGCTATTTGAGTGGATTAATGAATAAATATATCTTGTCAAATCTCATAGGTTACGATATTGACCCCGAAATTCTTAAGGAAGAAAAGAATAATGATAGAGTGTTAACAGCAGATGAATCTGTTTTACCATTTTCACAGGTAGAGTGAGATAGATATAAAATTACGACCACTTATTTGAGTGGTCGTAGGATGCATTTCGTTTTCTATTTTGATAATACTACTTGATTCATTATTTGGCTGCCATCTTGCCACACTAAAGTTGATGGTGGGATAAATTCAATTCTTCCCCACCAGCTTCCCGGCCATTGGGTTGAAAATACGCGTCTATATACTGGAACTTCAAGAGGTAAATACTGCCCATTTTTGACTCCAACATAAACTAAACAGCCAGCTATACTTTCAGTACAATCCATAGTTCCTCTATCTTGAACTCGTCCTGTCCAAACAACTTTTTCTTGAGTTCGACGAGTACCAGCATTACTCTGTAAATATCGGTTATCACTCTCCCCTCTGGTATAACATTCCCCTCTGACTGCATAATTCCCCGCAGGCTGGTAGTTCCCGCGTGACTGGTATCGGCCGTCAGATTCTCCTCTTGTATAACATTCTCCACGAACCGCGTAATTGCCTGTGGGAGCATAATTTCCCTTTGACTGATAACGGTTATTCGCTTCTTCCTTACTGTAGCTGTAGCCCGCAGGGGGATAGTTTCCCAGCGGCTGAAACTTCTGATTGACTTCTTCCCTGTCATACGCCCCCACATCTCCTGCATTTAATGTGACATCATTCGCTAGTGATTTTCCATTAATTTTGCGGCTATTTGGCACCGCATTCCGGGCTTGATCCTGGGTTTCCACCAAACCGATGTTAAAAGAGAGTCGTCTCTTGTTACATTTTTAATATTGAAAAGGTTGATAGGTGCTAGCCAAGAAAATGGTGAATAAAGATTATGGTTTATTGGTTTTTGACCGTGTAGTTTCTTACTCGTTTCACTGGCTTTAGTCTTAACCTGTCACTAAACCTCGGTTTAACGGAAACCAAAACCAAAGCGGACAATGCGTTACCACGCAGTGGAGGGAATGTAACAGGTGACATTACGATTACGACCGATACTGAGATAGCCTGGCGCAGAAATACGGACATGGCCGCTATTGGTTTTAAAAATACCGGAGATGGTGATGCAGACTCCTATATGTGGTTTAAGACGGGAGATAATGGTAATGAATATTTCAAATGGGATCATACCACTTCTGGAGGACAAACCGCCGAATGGATGAGTCTTAAGTCTGATAACCTTCGGGTTAAGGGGCATCAGGTTTATCATGAGGGATATAAACCAACTGCCGCGATTATTGGGGCTTACACAAAATCCGAAATTAATAACCGTTTTATTCCATCAAATGCGAACGCGAAAACATCGGGATACATTTTATCTAAGGCTGCGAATCTTTATGATGATCCCAACTCACGTCATTTAGGTCGTTCAGGTTTTTTAAGACCTAATGGTATTGATAATCTTGGTTCATTAGCTATTCATGTAGCTCATCCTTCTACAGAAGGGCCTGAGCATGCTAGAGGGATTTCTTTTAATTATGGCAGTAGCGGAGATAAATTTGGGTTATCTACTTATGCTTTTGATAAGGATGGAAAATTTCAAGGACAAAAGAAAATATTAACGGAAGATGACAAAGACTCATTAGGCAATGTGCCTGTTGGCGTTCCATTACCATGGCCTCAAGATAAACCACCTTCTGGTTATTTAATTTGTAATGGTGGCCGTTTTGATAAATCACGTTATCCACAGTTAGCATTGGCGTATCCATCCGGTGTTTTGCCTGATCTGCGAGGAGAGTTTATTCGTGGCCTAGATGCAGGACGCAATGTTGATTCAGGACGAAAGGTATTGACATCACAGTTTGATTGTATTCAGGATCACGCTCATCTATCAGGAGTTGAAGGTACCTTTGGTTTCAGTGTACCGCAGGATGGTTCTCATCGTAACGTACCGGGAGGATTTAAATCAAATGGTGGTAATACTAGCACCGGCCCAACTAACTCAAATTGGAATAATATAAGAATAGGAACTGAAACTCGCCCACGTAACATTGCTTTTTTATATATTGTAAGAGCTGCATAGAATGGAAAACTTAATTAAGTCTTAAGATATACGAATAATTAAATTCTATATTAATTATTTATTATTACACTCTATATCCAATGAATTTCAAGATGCAGCTCGACGGTAAGGGAACAAATACACGAGAGAATAGCTAATTATGTAACCGAAATGAGTAAGCATAACCAACAAAGTGGTAACTTGAAAGATACGGATATATAAAATAATTAGCCGCTTTTACATAGCGGCTTTCTCTTTTAAAGTGTTATTACTCTATATAGTTTTTCTCTTTTACACCAACGTTCTTTATAATCAAATGTTGGTCTTCCAAAACTAAACCTCAATTTAAGATTATTATCTGATGTGTATTTAATGGCTTCTTTTACATTTACCCATATTGCAATAGTACCCAGCGGAATACCAGAAATACCTATATCTTTCCTTCCTATATTATAGTAATCATAATTCATCCAATATTTGCTTTCTTTTTTCAAAACATATTGCATAGCAACAGGTTTATTTTCAAAGAAAAGTAGATTTCCAAATCTCAACATTGGTAATTCTTTCAATAGCTCTATCATTTCTTTTTTAAAAATATGGTTATTTCTCCTGGCGAAATATAATTCATCATAAACTTCCACTAAATCTTCAACTGTAAAATTGAAGGAACTTATTACTTCACCACCAACTTTTAAAAATTTATTTAGCTCTCTATTTCTTGTTGAAACTGATTTTTTTGAAAGTTCTTTCACTAAACAAATTTCTCTATGAGAATTTAAAATATGGGAGCAATTAATAACTTTATTGCCATTAATGCATGATAGAAATTTGGTTTTGAATGGTAAAAAAAAACTATTTTTATTGTTAATTGGAAATAATACTTCATCGAAATTCAATGGATATTTATTTATTGAGTGTTTCGATACTATAGATTGATCTCCTGCCAGATAACTATTTTCCCAAGTGCAAATAGCCGCTACTATGTTAGTATTCCCATCAGTTTTAATGAAAAAACTTTCATTAAGATTAAATCTCTCATGTAAAAAAGAAAGTACTTCTGGTGAGGTAACTAACCCTCCCCCAAGCAGCTCATACGCCTCTTTATAGTTTTCAAAATTAGCTTTCTTCCATCCAAACATTATTTTTTCCTTTTAAAAAAATAATACGGTTTTAAAATTATAGCAAAATTTTCATAAATATGAAACAAGGAAAATTATATGGACACAAACTTGAATTGAGTCGGTATCAAAATACTATTTAACCATCTATTATTATTTTTTGTTTTTATTATAAGACAATTGATTGTTATATTTAAAAATTTTCACATAATCACATAGACTATAATATAGTTAAAAATGTTAACATAGGCACATATTAATAGCCTCATAAAAAATTACCTATTCTCTTACAAGTAACATAAGTAATGTTTTTATTAGATATTTGTGAAATTTAGTCTTAACTATAAAATTCTATACCATCCCATCAGCATCACACAGGCATTCGTGATATTTATTGCAGAACCATTACCCGTATTAGCTATTGTACCACTTACAACATATCTACAGATACAGCGTTAGCTAATGCATCAGTTACCGCTTTTTGACTCATCACCTGTTCAGTTGCGTTCCCGGAAGTTTGTACAATCGTTGATTTTTATATAGCATTTTTCGCCAAATCCACTGTTCCCACCAGACCGAACTTTGACGGTAGGTATATTCAGCAGAATACAAATACTAAAACATCAGGGTATATTTTATCTAAGGCGGCAAATTTTCTTGATGACCCCAGTTCACGTCATTTAGGTCGTTCTGGTTTTTTAAGACCTAATGATAAGGTATACTGAAACAACAAAGCCCTAAATAGTTTGTCATAATGGTGAGACTCTTATATTTCTCATTTCTTTCCAATCCGTTAACGAAGCCCTTTTCAAAAAAATTTTCACATTACGAATAAGCTGCCACATAAATTGGCAACAATGATTGCGTGTCACCGTTTCATGAAGTGATTGCCATAGTCGTTCTATTTTATTTAACCAAGGCGAGTAGACAGGAAGAAAGAGCAGTGTCACAGTGGGATTATTCAACAACCATGCTCTGACCTTCTTACTTTTATGGATGCCGTAGTTATCTAAAATCACGCTCAGCGTTTCTGCCTCACGATAGGCGCGTTTCAATGCTTCTAACTCGGGATCCGGTTGTTTTAATGTAGGCGCAGCCCGCCGCCAAACAATGCCTTGTTTGCAGAAATAACGGTAAAGTGTGCTGATGGAAAGGGTAATATGCAGATATTTTCTGAGTAAAAACACAAAAAACGAAAGACTCCAACGCGAACCGGTATAGCCAAACTGCTGGGGAGCGTGCTCTAAAAAATAATAGAAGAGCGGCAGATAACGAGCTAAATGCCACTGAATATGACGCCCAGCGGGTAAGCTCTGCAAGCCTGCCCATCGGTGTTCTCTAAACTTTTTCAGCCAACGCCAAACGGAAGATTCGGCGCAACAAAGTATCCCAGCGACCTGAGGAACAGAGCGTGTTTTATCCAATAAGAGTATCCCCATGATCCGGCGTGCATAATTTTTATCAGTCGTCTTTTGAACAATTTTTTTCATCTGCCGCCGTTCATTCCGGGAAGTGGATGGTATGATAAGCATGACTCGATCCTTTTTTCTGTGATTTTGCGTTTTGGGAACAAAAATTTCGCAAATTTAGGATCGAGTTTCTTTGATACTCCTACCATTTTGACAAGCTATTTAGATAATTAGCTCATCAGTTTCCCTCAATAATCACACTAATACAAATAATGACAGGGGCATATGCCCCTTATTATTTTAAATAAAAACAAACCAATGGAGCCATATTTTTTTATGCTGTTCTATACCATCCCATTAACTTGATATACATATTTACTATAGATACAGGGCTACCAGAACCTGTATTTTCAGTATTCCCTGATACAGTGTGTGTATGTGCACCTATATAAATTGAATGAGTGTGTGAACCATCTGTACTGGTGTTAAATTTTCTATTATCCCAATCCGAACGACCTGAACCATAATTACTATTTGTGCCATCATAGTAACCATAGCGAGACGCATCTTGATCTCCCCATCCGCTATCATGAAAATGTTCACCTGCATAATTAGTTGTTTTGGAACCATAATCAAAGCTGCTAGTTGAACCTGAGAATGAATGATTATGAGCTGGTATTTGTGGAGTAGTTAGAGTAATTGAATCACTGCCTCCAGCTGTTAAAACATCTAAGCCATTAGCTGTAGCTAAACGAACTGTTTTATTTTCACCAATGTATTGCCATTGTGTTTTAGGGAATAGGACATTGGGATTTTTATTTTGGGCAAACCATACAACTATCCCTACGGGATATAACATATCTATAGATACAGCGTTAACCAAAGCATCAGTTACCGCTTTTTGGCTCATAACCTGCTCAGCCGAGCCTCCTGTAACTTGCACAATAGATGATTTAGGCAATGCATTTTGTGCTTGCTCCATTATTTCCACCAAACCGACGTTAAAAGAGAGTCGTCTCTTGTTACATTTTTAATATTGAAAAGGTTGATAGGTGCTAGCCAAGAAAATGGTGAATAAAGATTATGGTTTATTGGTTTTTGACCGTGTAGTTTCTTACTCGTTTCACTGGCTTTAGTCTTAACCTGTCACTAAACCTCGGTTTAGTGGGAACCGAATTACCGGTCGGTGTACCTATTCCGTGGCCGTTAGCGATCCCTCCGGCTGGATGGCTGAAATGTAACGGATCAACGTTTACTACGGAGCAATACCCTCAGTTGGCACAGGCCTATCCGTTGCTAAAATTACCGGATTTACGTGGGGAATTTATTCGTGGATGGGGTGACGACAAAGATGTTGATGTTGGGCGTGCGATACTGAGCTGGCAGGCTGATAATTTTCGCGCACATCAGCATGGAATAACAGCATTTGACGCCTGGGATGCATCGGTATTGACACGTAATGACCGATCTGGGGACGCATTACTGTCGACTGACAACGCAATTGGATATGGAGATACTCCAAATGGAGAAGTAAAGAGCGGCTTATATAAAACCGAATATAGTGGTGAAAATGAAACCCGCCCCCGTAATATTGCATTTAACTACATTGTGAGGGCAGTATAATGACTGCAATATTAAACAACGATCTGATTGCCACTGTCGCGGGTGATATTACTGTTTATAACTATCATAGCGAAACACGCGAATATTTTTCGTCCTCTGTGGAATTCGTGCCAGTAGGTGTCGGCATCCCTGCCCACTCGTGTATCGATGTACCGGGTGACCGCAAACAGGGTTATGCTATTTGCCGCTCACAGGATTTGTCAGCGTGGGAATATGTTACCGATCACCGTGGCGAAACGGTCTACAACATTGAAACAAGTGCCGCACAGGTGATTGCAGTGCTCGGTGATTATCCTCCAAACACAACTCCAGAGGCCCCAACGACATTATTTGACAAATGGAATGGTAAACGGTGGGTGACAGATGCTCAGGCACAACGCCAGCATGAACAGGAACAGGCGGAGTCTCAGAAAAAATATCTACTGAGAACGGCCACAGAGAAAATCGATATCTGTCAGGACGCTGTCGATTTTGATATAGCAACCGATGCCGAAAAATCCGCATTAACCGACTGGCGCAAATACCGGGTGCTGCTCAATCGGGTGGATTGCTCTACTGCCCCCGATATCCCATGGCCGGAACAGCCAAAATAACAACAGGGGCACAGATCATTATACCCCTAATACATTTGTAGGCTATCCCATAGGTTTTTGATTTATCATTGTTATCTAGATTGTGCTTAACTTTCTTATTTATTTAGAATAATAAGTAATTATATAAACCTATTGGGATAGATAGTTAATAACGTTTTACTTTATATTTAGAAAAATTAATAAAGCGAGTTAATGTTCTAATCTTTCTATCTTTATTTATTTGATGGATTTTTTCTATTAAACAAAACCATTTTTTCACCGTTGATTCACGATTATATTCCTCAAATCGTTTTTTACCATTTAAAATCATAGAGAGATATAAATCTGGTTTATTTATTAATTTATCTACTGACTCTATAAATTGCTCTGGTGTTTTAGCTATTAAATAATCTAATTCACTTAGCTTTATAATTCTCATAGATGGTTCATCATCGCAAATCAAGGGGCAACCAGCACTCCATGCATTAATAAGCTTACTAGCAGGCTTTCTTATAAGATCTACAGAATGATTTTTCCTAAAACTTATAGCAATATCTATGTCGCTATAATCATTCCAATTTTTATTTGATATTATAATATTAATTCCTCTAGAATTTAGCTCTTCTATTAAAGTTTTTTCTGAAAGAAAATCAGGCAATGCATCCTCATGACCAAAAAATCCAATAGTTTTTATTTCATTATTATTTTTTTCTCTTGGCTTGATGTTTGGTTGAGGCCAATGAGGTATAAATATTTTACCATCTTTTTCTTGCAATGGATTTTGTACAACAACATAGTCAGCTCCATAAACAGGTGGTCGATCGGCTTGGCATACAATAGTACTCCCCAACCATGGTTTTGTTTTAAAACTGAAATCATCATAATGTAATATATTTATCGCATTTGCATTGGCCTTACTCGTTAATGTGACATCTAAATAATTTCCATAATAGTATTTTAAATTAATAAGAGTTTGAAATACCCAGCAGGCTTTACCTTTACGATAAAGCCTATCTGGAATTAATTCTGGAGAAACTTTCTCATTAATTATTTTTTCAAAATCATAAGCATACTCAGATATGAAATTTTTATTTGAAACACCATTAACAATAATTTTACTCATCATTTATTACACATCTACATTAGATACATGTCATATTTCACGATAGTATACCTATTTACATTGCCAATGTATGCTTTTTAAAAAGCAGCCAAATCGATCAAATAAAAATTCGTATAAATTTTGTCCTTTATGATAGGCTGCTTTTCATGCTTCATAAGCATAGTGTTCTAAAATCACTATTAAGGTGATTATTGACTAGTTAAGCCCCTCTCACTATGTATAAAAATGCGATATTACGAGGCCGGGTTTCATTACCACCAGTAGCAGCAGTATTTCCATTAGTATTTGTAGCTCCCCATCCTCCTCTGCCACCTGATTCCCTTTCAAACGCTCCAGTAAATACACCAGAATGGGAATGACTTTGTATACTGTGTTCTTGAAAAGATAAGACTTTTCTCACAGAATCAATGTTACGTCCTGCATCTAGACCACGAATAAACTCTCCTCGCAGATCAGGTAAAACACCGGATGGATACGCCAATGCTAACTGTGGATAACGTGATTTATCAAAACGGTCACCATTACAAATTAAATAACCAGAAGGAGGTTTGTCCTGTGGCCATGGTAAAGGAACGCCAACAGGCACATTACCTAATGAGTCTTTATCATCTTCTGTTAATATTTTCTTTTTCCCTTGAAATTTTCCATCCTTATCAAAAGTATAAGTAGATAACCCAAATTTATCTCCGCTACTTCCATAATTAAAAGAAATCCCTCTAGCATGCTCAGGCCCTTCTGTAGAAGGATGAGCTACATGAATAGCTAAATCGCCAAGATTATCAATACCATTAGGTCTTAAAAACCCTGAACGACCTAAATGACGTGAGCTGGGATCATCATAAAGATTCGCAGCCTTAGCTAAAATATATCCCGATGTTTTCGCGTTCGTATTTAATGGAATAAAACGGTTATTAATTTCGGATTTTGTGTAAGCCCCGACATCTGCTGCAGAAGGTTTATTTCCTTCATGATAAACAGGATACCCTTTAACCCGGAGATTATCCGATTTCAAGCTCATCCATTCCGAGATGCCTCCCCCAGAAAGACTATGCTGCCATTTAAAATATTCGTTGCCATTATCTGCGGTTTTAAACCACATATAAGAATCTGCATCACCATCCCCGGTATTTTTAAAACCAATAGCGGCCATGTCCGTATTTCTGCGCCAGGCTATCTCAGTATCGGTCGTAATCGTAATGTCACCTGTTACATTCCCTCCACTGCGTGGTAATGCATTGTCCGCTTTGGTTTTGGTTTCCACTAAACCGAGGTTTTTCACAACCAACTGATCCCTACGATCGAAGCCAAGATCCTATTCCCTATACCCTGAAAACTTACGATCAAAGATAAAAATTCCCCATTTTTACCTATCAAAAAATAACCAAAAATCAGAATTACACCAAATAATACTGAAAAGGCTAAATTTTGAACTAACTTAAGACTAATAATTAGTCGATTTAAGGTTATTATTTAACCAAGTCAATGCTCGTTCGAACCAAACTACCTATTTCTCCTAATTCATTTAAAATCCGCATCAGATTTGATATTAAATTACTGATTAATAAATAAAATATTTAACCGTATTTGTACCTTCTCCCACACATCTCCAATCGAATGATTTCCCTGACCTAATCCGCCAATATATCAGCACACCTTAACAGGAGAACCGCTAATATGGCACAAGACTATCATCACGGCGTCCGTGTACAGGAAATCAATGAAGGTACTCGTACTATCACTACCGTTAGCACCGCTATCGTAGGTATGGTTTGTACTGCCCCTGACGCAGACGAAAAAACATTTCCATTAAATACTCCAGTCCTGATTACTGACGTTATGAGCGCCAGTGGTAAGGCTGGGAAGAAAGGGACTTTGTCCGCATCACTGAAAGCAATCGCAGCTCAGGCTCAACCTGTCACTGTTGTTGTCCGTGTTGCTGAGGGCGAGTCTGAAGAAGCAACCATTTCTAACATCATCGGTGGTGTCACTGATGCAGGTAAGAAAACTGGTATGCAGGCACTGTTGGCGGCGCAAAGCCAGCTCGGTGTTAAGCCTCGTATTCTGGGTGTTCCGGGTCTGGATTCAAAAGCAGTTGCTGTTGAACTGGCAAGTATCGCTCAGAAGCTGAAAGCAATCGCATATATCAGTGCTTATGGCTGCAAAAATATTTCAGAAGTGATCAAGTATCGCGAAAACTTTAATCAGCGTGAGCTGATGCTGATTTGGCCAGATTTCTTGAGCTGGGATACCGTTACCAATAGCGAAGCTGTCGCTTATGCAACTGCCCGTGCTCTGGGTCTGCGCGCTAAGATTGACCAGGAAACCGGCTGGCACAAAACTTTGTCCAACGTGGGTGTCAACGGTGTGACGGGTCTGTCTGCTGATGTTTTCTGGGATCTGCAAGATACCGCAACTGACGCGGATCTGTTGAACAAAAACGGTATCACCACATTGATCCGCAAAAACGGTTTCCGTTTCTGGGGTTCCCGCACTTGTGCTGATGATTCACTGTTCCAGTTTGAAAGCTACACCCGTACTGCTCAGGTTCTGGCTGACACTATGGCTGATTCACACATGTGGGCTATCGATAAACCGCTGACTCCATCACTGGTTCGCGACATTATCGAAGGTATTAATGCTAAGTTCCGTGAACTGAAAGCCGGTGGCTACATCATTGATGGCCGTTGCTGGTATGACGACAAAGCCAACGACAAAGACACCCTGAAAGCGGGCAACCTGACCATCGATTACGACTATACACCTGTACCGCCACTGGAAAACATGATGTTACGCCAGCGCATTACAGATAGTTACCTGATGGATTTCGCTAAAAGTATCAATAAATAAGGGGCTAACTGATGGCATTACCTCGCAAACTTAAATACCTGAACTTGTTCAATGATGGCAACAACTATCAGGGGATCGTGGAAGAGCTGACTCTTCCTAAGTTGAGCCGCAAGCTGGAAGCTTACCGTGGTGCAGGCATGAACGGCAGCGCAATGGTGGATCTGGGTCTGGATGAAGGCGCATTGGATGCGGAATTCACTCTCGGCGGTATCGAAGCTCAACTGTACAAACAGTGGGGCATCGCGAAAGCAGACGGCGTTATGTTGCGCTTTGCTGGCTCTTTTGAGCGCGAAGACACTGGTGATGTGGTTGCGGTCGAAGTCGTGATGCGTGGTCGTTTCCAGGAATTCGATCACGGCACTTATAAACAAGGTGATAACACTCAGACCAAGATCACTGCCAAAAACACTTATTTCAAACTGACATGGGATGGCGAAGAACTGATTGAAATCGACACCATCAACATGGTTGAGAAAGTCGGTGGTGAAGATCGTCTGGAACAGCATCGCCGCGCTATCGGTCTTTTTTAATCGCTCTTTTTAACAAATTATACCCAATAGATTTCGAGTTGCGGCGCGGCGGCAAGAGAACGAATCCCTGGGAGCATAGATAACTATGTGACTAGGGGGAGTGAGTGCAGCCAACAAAGCTGCAACTTGAAAGATGAAGGGTAAAACTTATTTCCTGTCTCTTCATATTTATTGAGACAGGTTATCTATCGGATAAACAAGGTTGAACCATGACAGAAACACTGAACACTCAAAATGACGATCTGCGCATTATCGAACTGGAAGCCCCACTGGCGCGCGGTAACGGCGAAATCACGGAAGTGATGATCCGCAAACCTAACAGTGGCGCACTGCGCGGTGCTCGTTTACAGGCACTGCTGGAAATGGATGTGGATTCTATGCTGCTTGTCCTGCCGCGTGTTACCACCCCTGCATTGACCAAAAGTGACCTGATGATGATGTCACCTGGTGATCTGATTAATCTCAGTGTGGAGGTGGTCAATTTTTTGTTGCCGAAGTCGGTCAAGTCCGATTCCCAGAACGATTAACCGTTGATGAATTGGTGGCAGATATTGCCACCGTTTTTCACTGGTCTCCGGCAGTCACAGATGAAATGTCACTGTCGGAACTATTGGACTGGCGACATCGGGCCATTTTAAGAAGTGGTGCAGAAAATGAGTAATATACAGTCACAGCTAAATAAGGTACTGAGTACCGTAGGAAAGCTGACCAGTTCCTTTAAAACTTTTCAACGGCATCATAAAAAGCTGGAAAATTCAGTCGATAAAATCCATAACCAGTTTAAAAAACTCAATAAGACCGTTGAAAGCTTAAAGCCTATTGTGGGTTATGCGCAGGAAACTGCGCGTATACGCACCGATCTTAAAGCCTATACTCAAACAATTAAACAATCTTTCTCTGCGCGGCAGAACTCTTCAAAAGTGATGCAGGTTAGTGCTGCCAGTCAATCAGCCAATACTATTCAAACCACCCAGATTATTAAACAAGAAAATTCATCCAGTAAGAAAAATGAATTTAATTTTGGTGTAACTGGGAATATGACTAACAATTTTTCATTGTTAGACAAACTGGTCATTAATATTAATCCCAAGATAACAATTTTATTTGGCATTCTGAATAAAATTAATACAACTTTGCAATTGACTACGGGTTCAGTAAAAGTCGTATTTCAAACTCTGCTTGACCATATACAAATCTTTGGCAGTATTGGTATAAAGGTATTTGACTCGTTAAGAATTAATTTAAATATATTCGCGCTGTTGGGAATTCAAGCCTTTGCTGAACTAAGGGCTGGTTTGAGCTTTTTTGCACAGTTGGGAATTCAGGCTTTTGTTGAGTTAAGAGCCAGCCTGAACTTCTTTGTTCAGTTGGGTGTTCGGGCGTTTGTTGAATTAAGGGCCAGCCTGAATTTCTTTGCGCAGTTGGGCATTCAGGCCTTTGCTGAATTAAAAGCTGGCCTGAACTTTTTTATGCAAGTGGGTGTTCAAGCATTTGTTGAATTAAAAGCCAATTTAAATATTTTTGCGCAGTTTGGAATCCAGATTTTTGTTGATCTAAGTGGTAGTCTGAATAAATTTGCAGAACTGGGGCGCCAGGCTCTGGATACATTAAAATCCAGTTTAAATACATTTGCGGAACTGGGACGTCAGGCTCTGGATACATTAAAATCCAGCTTGAATGCTTTTGTGCAGTTGGGAACTCAGGCTTTGAATAAACTAACATATCCTTTGGATATGTTTGTTCAGTTGGGGCTTAACGCTTTTGAAGAATTAAAAGCCAGCTTGAATTTCTTTGCGCAATTAGGTGTGCAGGCATTGGATAAATTAAAATCCAGTCTGGATGTATTTTTGCAATTAGGACTTAACGCTTTTGAAGAATTAAAAGCCAGTTTGAATTTCTTTGCACAATTAGGTGTGCAGGCACTGGATAAAATAAAATCCAGTCTGGATGCATTTTTGCAATTAGGGCTTAACGCTTTTGAAGAATTAAAAGCCAACTTGAATTTCTTTGCGCAATTAGGTGTACAGGCGCTGGATAAATTAAAATCTACGCTGGATGCGTTTGTACAGTTAGGCGTTCAGGCACTGAATAAACTGACCGCGCCTCTGGATATATTTGCGCAGTTGGGGACTCAGGCGCTGGATAAATTAAAATCCACGCTGGATGAGTTTGTGCAGTTGGGTGTTCAGGCGCTGAATAAACTGACAGCCCCTCTGGATATATTTGCGCAGTTGGGCACTCAGGCGCTGGATAAATTAAAATCCACACTGGACTCATTTGTGCAGCTGGGTGTTCAGGCCCTCAGTAAACTGACCGCGCCTTTGGATGTATTTACTCAGATTGGCTCTCAGGCTCTGGAAGATTTAAGAGCCAATATTAATCGATTTGCGGAAGTAGGTATTCAGGCACTGGAAAATTTAAACGCTGGCTTGAAGGCATTCGCGCAAATAGGAACCGAGGCTTTGGAAGCGCTAAGAGCTGCCATGGACTTTTTTGGTAAAACCGGAAGCAAGGTTTTTGGCTCACTTAATGATGGTGCTGATTTACTGTCTAATAAAGGAGGCAAAGATACTTTCGGAAACCAAAGAAGAGGTTTGGGATTGTTGGGAAATATTGGCCAAAAAGTTTTTGGTGTTTTGGGCCGTGGAATAAATATTCTGGCAAGCGTTGGAGCAAAAGGATTATCTTTTTTAAGCAATGCCTTCAGCGTATTAGGTAAAGCAATATTGTTTATTGGTCGGGCTATGATGGCAAACCCAATTCTTGCCATTATCGGTGTTATCGCAATGGCTGCTGTTTATATTTGGCAGAATTGGGAATCATTGGGGCCAAAATTTATGGCCTTATGGGATAGTGTAAAAAATATCTTCAGCGTTGCTTGGGAAGGAATTAAAAATCTTGTTAGTGTGGCGTGGGAAGGTATTAAGAGTTTCTTCATGAATGGGGGACTAATTGGCATTATCTACCAAAATTGGGAAACAATTAAACAAAGTGCTTCAGAAGCCTGGGAATTAGTTAAAGCGACAATAAGTGGGGTTTGGGAATCTGTAAAACAGAATACATTAGAAATCTGGGAAAGCATAAAAAAATCAATTTCAGATAAATGGAATGAAATAGTTGCGGATGTTCAGGCTATTCCGGAAAAATTAAAATCTGCGGGTTCGGAAATGATTGACAGCCTGTTAACAGGTATTCAAGAAAAATGGAAGGTGCTGAAAGATAAATTCAAAAGTTTCGGTGATGCAGTTAAATCATTCTTTGGTGGCAGTGATAAAAAGGAAGTTGAGTTAAGTAAATCTGAGGAAATTACCAAGAGTGAAGTCACCAAAGACTTAATGCCGGCTAAGAAACTGGATAAAGGTGGATATGTTTCAAATGGTGAAATTGCTATTGTCGGAGAACGTGGGCCTGAGCTTGTTGCTGGTTCAGCAAGTGTTACCAGTCGGTTAGATACGGCAAAGTATGCGGCTATAGGGGTTGCCATTAGCTCTATGCCATTGCCCGTAGCCGCCCAGAATACACCATTACACCCACAAAGTTTGCCTGCCCATACTTACGAGGAAGTTCAGGCGAAGCGGGCGCAGAGTCAGCCACAGCAAAATAGTGGCGCAGCACCGCAATATAACATTTATGTCTATGGCTCTCAGGGACAGTCCGCTCAGGATATCGCCCGTATGGTCAGACAGGAACTGGAACAACGGGAACGCACACAGCAAGCCCGTATGCGTAGCTCATATTCTGATAGGGGGGAATTCTTCTCATGATGGCTGCACTTGGTTTATTTGTTTTTATGTTGAAAACAACGCCTTATCAAAGTTTCCAGCATAAACAAAGCTGGAGACATGCCTTTAATAGCCGCGTGGGAGCGCGGCCTGCATGGCAATTTGTGGGTTCTGATAATGATACGATCACGTTATCAGGTGAGCTGTATCCTGAATTGACAGGAGGCTCTCTTTCTTTGACTGCACTGACGTTGATGGCAGACAGTGGCAAGGCATGGTCTTTTATTGATGGAAGCGGTTCTATTTACGGAATGTTCGTTATCGAAAGCATTGATGAGACGAAAACGGAGTTTATGTCTGGCGGGGTAGCGAGAAAAATTAGCTTTACGTTGACCTTACAGCGCGTTGACAACAATTTGTTTGAAATGCTGGGAGATTTGCAGGATCAATTTTCTAATCTACAGAAAGAGTTACCTAATTTATCAAAGAAAATTTCTAGTTTCAGTGATGAAGTAGCCAATAAAGTTAAGGGAGTATTCTCATGATTGATTCTGAACAATGGATGCCGAATACAGACTGGATCCCTCAATTTGATTTGATCACAGGAAAGACCAGTAAACCTGCATTTCGCTTGGAAATCAACAATAAGGATATCAGTGACAAGATTCAGTCATGTCTGATGTCGTTAACACTGACGGATAACCGTGGTTTGGAATCAGACCAACTGGATCTGGAATTGGATGATGCCAATGACAAGCTGAGATTACCTAAAAGAGGCGATATTCTGACATTGGAACTGGGGTGGCAAGGCCACTCCTTAACACCAAAGGGGCAATTTGTTGTTGATGAAATTGAACATACCGGAGCACCCGATCGGCTGACTATTCGTGCCCGCAGTGCGGATTTTCGTGGTGACCTGAATGTCAAACGCGAGCAGTCTTATCATAAACAAACGTTAGAGAGCATTGTGAGTACAATTGCTGCGAGACACCAACTGAAATTCAAAATCAGTCAGGAATTAAAAGGTGTCTCAGTGCATATCGATCAGACTAATGAATCTGACGTGAGTTTTTTGACGCGAGTGGCGAAGCAAGAAGGGGCGATTACTTCGGTAAAAAATGGTGAATTGTTGTTTATTCGGCAGGGAGAAAATAAAACAGCAAGTGGTAAGGATATTGAACTTGAGCTGATTACTCGTCATTCCGGGGACAGCCACCGGTTTTCACTGTCCGATCGTGAAGCCTATACGGGTGTTATAGCTCAGTGGATGAATACGCGTACAACCACTAAGCAGACGGTGGAATTAAGGCGGGTGAAATCAAAAGAGGGAAAAGTTGAACTGTCTGTTGAATATAAAAGCAGTGAAAATAAGTCATCAGGTAAGGGAACACCTCAAAAAGGTAAAGAACCTGCTAAACAAGATAAAAATCCGACTAAAAAAGAGGACAATTCTTCCAGGAAAAAAGAACCTCAACCGCTTAAAAAAGAAAAAGATACCAAAAGCAGACTCTCTGGTAATGTCAATCTTACTAAGCCTGGCGGAGTGAGTTTGGCAAAGCCGGGTAACGTCAATACGACGAAGAAATCTCCAAAAACGAAGGGAAGAGATAAGCCTGCTTATATTAAAAATAGGCGCAAAGATAAAAACAGAGGTCAAGGCGGTACTGATACAGAAGCCAGTCTCACTGTTGAGGGCAAAATATCTTATGAGGAGAAGAGTGAGTCAAAAACTGAGCACCATCAGACCACAACGACGAAGCAAGAGTCCTCAAACTATTTGGAGGGAACTCAAGGGAATATTCTGACCATTTCGCGTATTTATTCCAATAAGGAAGAAGCGAAACGTGCAGCTACAGCTGCTTGGAAAAAAATGCAGCGGGGAGCGGCGCAGTTCTCTATTACTCTGGCGATGGGACGTGCTGACATTTATCCTGAAATGCCTGTCCAACTAGAGGGATTTAAGAAAGAGATTGATGGAACAGATTGGACGATAGTCAAAGTCACTCACAATCTCAATGACAGTGGTTTTACAACATCGTTAGATCTCGAAATAAAACTCGAATAA